TGAAATTAAAAGATTAGGTGGCGATTACGACGCTGTTAAGAAGAATTATGAAGAATTAAGAAAAGAAGTTAAATCAGCTCAAGATGAAAATGATTCAAAATATGCTGATAAAACTAAAATAGAAAAATTAAAAGAAGCTATTGTAACTAGAAAAGAAGAACTGGATGCAGTTTTTGTTGCAAAAGAAGCTAAAGAAGCTGAATTTAAGAAAAGAATGGATGATTTTGAATTGTTAGTAAAAAGACCTGGTGGAATTAGAGCTAATGAAGAAAGTCCTGTTTCTATAAAAGAAGTTCAGGATCATTTTATTGCTTGTAGAGCTACCCAAAAAAAAGACACATCAAGATTTATACTTGAAAATATGGACTATACAGGCGAAGAATATAAAGAGTATGTTAAGAATTTTGAGCAATACTTAATTAAAGGTAGTGATAGAGATGGAAGTGGCATAACTCCTGAACAAATCAAAACACTTTCAGTTGGAGTTCAGCCTCATGGCGGTTATACAGTAACCCCAGCGACTGGTGCTAAGATTATTCAAACTTTATATGAAACTTCACCTATCAGACAACTTGCAGCAGTTACATCTATTAGTACAGATTCTATTGAATTCCCTACTGATAATGATGAAGCGGCTTGCGGCTGGGTTTCAGAAACAGGAAATAGACCTGAGACAGCAACACCTGATATGGGAATGAAAAAAATATTCGTTCATGAAATGTATGCAGCTCCTAGAGCGACACAGCAATTACTTGAAGATTCAGCTATCAATATTGAACAATGGTTAGCTGGTAAAGTTGCAGAGAAATTTGCAAGGACTGAAGCAACTGCATTTGTATCAGGTGATGGTCAAGGAAAACCAATGGGTTTCTTGAGTTATGCTGATGGCACAACTCCAACTACTGTAGAACAAGTAGCTATGGGTGCAGCTAACGCATTGACAGCTGATGGGTTTAAAAATATTAAATATGCCATGAAAGAGCAATATCACGGAAATGGTACATGGCTAATGAATAGAACAACAGTGCTTGCAGCACTTTTGCTCAAGAATGGTATTGGTGATTACATATGGAAAAATGGTATTTCAGAAGATAGAGCAGATACAATAATGGGTTTTCCTGTAAGAATGGCAGCAGATATGCCTATAGTTGCAGCAGGTGCTTTAGCAGTAGCCTTAAGTGATTGGTCAAAATCATATCAGATAGTTGATAGATTAGGCATCTCAGTTCTTAGAGATCCTTATACTGTAGTTCCTTTTGTAAAATTTTATACAAGACGTAGAACTGGCGGAGACCTTAGAATCACAGAAGCCCTAAAATTGGGAGTTATCTCGGCATAAGTAAATAAAATGTTAACGTAAATTATAACACTTTACAATATAATTAAATTATGATATAATGTAGCAGGAGAAAATATGAATAAAACAAAAATTTGTACTAAGTGCAAAAAAGAATTATCTGCTACATTAAATTTTTTTTACAAACATTCTGGCTGTAAATATGGAGTTATGAATAGTTGTAAAACTTGTTATTCTGGCCATTATAAAGAAAGGAATAAAATTCCAGAAGTTAAGGCTAGGCATAAAATAACAGGTGCGTTATATGAAAAAAACAATAAAGAAAAAAGAAAATTAAGTAGAAAAAAATACTTCAATGATCCTATTTTAGGTGAGGAAAGAAAAAAAAAGTCGCTGGAGCTACATAGAAAATATGATAATTTGGAATCCAGAAAGAATAAGCAAAGCGAAGCTTATAGAATTAGGAAGTTGAAGAAACAGTTGCAAGAAATAGAAAATGGAATTGAAATAGAGACCCCATTAATTGATCCAAAAACTGGAGAAACTTTAAAAATATGTAATGTTTGCAAAAAACAAATACCGCATACGTTAGAATATTTTCATAAAAATGGGAATGGGTTAAAGGCAATTTGTAAAAATTGTGATTCTATAAAAAAGAAAAATAATGAACAGTACCAAATTAAAAAGAAAATTAGTACTAGAATTAGAGATGCATTAAAAAGAAAAGATGTGAATAAAACATGCAGTTCATTACAATTACTAGGTTGTACAATAGAACAATTCACAACCTACTTCAAATCGCTATTCACTCCAGACATGACATGGGAAGCATTCATGAATGGTGAAATACATATAGATCATTTAAAACCTTGCGCTTTATATGATTTGACACAAGAAAGTGAGCAACAAAAATGCTTCCATTACAAAAACCTTCAGCCATTATGGGCGAAGGATAATTTAAGTAAAGGTGCTAAATATAGCACATAAAATAAAATAAATATAGGAGAAATATATGTCTTTTAAAGATCAATTTTCTAATTTTGGTTGGTATAACGCAATTCCTACTGGACCAGACGATGGAACAGCTGGAGCGACAAATGGAAACACAATAGATTTAAGAGGATTTAACGCAGCTACATTAACTGGTACACTAACAAGTATCTGTTCAGGTGGAGCAAATGGTGCAGGTGATTACTTAATTTTAGTAATACAGCATGGTTTAGCAAGCGCTGCAGGTGTAAGTGCATGGAGTAATGTTCCAGGTAGTATGCTAGTTCATTCAGTAGTAGGCGGATATGATTCAACAGGTGAAACTGGAGTATTTTTATCAATAGCATCAGGTACTGAATTTACAGGGTCCACACAAGCTTCTTATGTATTCACAGTTGGATATAAAGGTGACGCAGCGCATAGATATATTAGATTTAAACTATCTAATGTTGGTGGCGCTTCAGCTGTTGATATGGGTGCTTTATGGATGCTTGGACAACCAGGTGACTGGCCAATTAATACACCAGTAAATATTAGCTAACAGTAACAGTAAATAATAATTAAAAACAACAGGGTCTTTATGGCCCTGTATAATATTAGGAGAAAATAATGGCAGACAATACATATAATAATCAAAAAGTTTACCATAAAAGAGAAGGTGATGAATTTGTTGTTGCTGATGGTGGCAAAATCAACATGGAGGACGGATCAACATTTACTTTTTTCAATGAAACATATACAGACGTACAGATGAATGCTGCATTAGCAAGCAATAAAGTTTATGTTTTTGGTAATCAATCAACTACAGGATCTGTTCTTTCAGATGCTATAGCTGGCGATAGCGCACATCCAATAATTCCATCAGGATATGGTGTAATTATGATAGATGTAAGTGGCGCTCAAGCATCAACACTTAGTCTTAGGCTTTGTAGTGCAAATTTCGTTGGCCAAAGAATGAAAATAATTGTTCTTGGTGGTGGTGGTTCTTACACGAGTACTCTTGTTGATTTATCAATTCACTGTGGTGGCGCAGCTGAAGGCTTAGGATCAGGTGCTAGTGTTATTGATTTAATGAGCGCATGTTCTGATATATCAATAATTGAAATGTTCACTTCAGCTAATTCAACAGGTTTTATAGAGTTGCTTGGTATTCAAGGAACAGGCGGAAACCTTTGGGGAATTGTAGCAAAGGGTGACACTAATACAGAAAGCTTAGTCTAATTTGAGGAATTTTTATGAAAATTAAAATGTTAAAAACAGAACAAGGATCACCAGATGGTAAAACTATTGAAACTTATCTAGTTAACCAAGAATATGATGTTCCCGAATCTCTTTACAGAGCATTTGTTTCAGGACTCAAGGTAGCTGTTCCAGTTAACCTTGTAATTGAAGATATTAAAGAAGTTGAAGAACAGATTAAAGAAAAGAAAATGGAAGTAGCCCCAAAAAATAAGGCTATGGAAGTTCCTGTAAATAAAAATGTTGAAGTAAAGAAGGAAACCAAACCTGTTTATACAGGAAAACCTGTTGCTAAGAAAACAACAGTAAAGAAAACAACAAAAAAAGGTAAATAATGTTATCAGAAGCTAAGGTAGACATCAAAGGTAATAGAGTTTTTAAGGTTATAACAGATCCCACTGTGGAGCCTGTTACAGTAGAAGAAGTTAAAATATTCGCAAGAATAGACGGTACCGATGAAGACGAACTACTTGAAGGGTTTATAAAAACTATAAGAAAACAAGTCGAATTATACTTAGGAAAATCTATAATCACTCAAACTATAAGATTATCCATGGATTCATGGAATACTAATATTATAGAATTACCTATGTCTCCTTTAATTTCTGTGACAAGTGTTGAAACGGTTGATGAGGATGATACTGCAACTACTTATTCGAGTGATAATTATATGACAGATACAGATTCATTACCTGGAAGATTAATAATAAAGAAAAGTGCTGCATTGCCTGAAAATTCAGAAAGAGAAGTAGGTGGCTATAGAATAACATATATAGCAGGATATGGAGCAGCGGCATCAAGTGTGCCACATGAAATTAAAGACGGAATAATGACTGGTGTAACAAAATTATATGAAACAAGGGATTTTACTACGCCATTACCACCAAAAGCAAGGTTTATAATGGATATATTTAGAACAGATCAAGGGATTAAATATTAATGGCATGGCTTGCACCGAAATTAAGGAATCGTATTCAAATATGGAGAGGTATTCAAACACCTAGATCAGATGGTGGATTCGATTTAACTTATAAAAAATTAGTTCGCTTATGGGCTAAATTAGATTATGTAAGAACTGGCAATGTTGCTGGTTATTATCCAATTCGTGGAACTAATGATGAAGTTTATGAATCTCATAGATTTGTCGTTAGATACTCAAGTGTAATTGGTAAAACGCATAAAGGCATGGGTGATGGTTTTGGTAACGGATATGATAGTTGGAGTACAAATGCTTTAGGCACTGCCTTTACAAATGCATTTGGCGAAGGAACTGATTCTGTAATAGATATGAATCCAATTAAGGCTGATTATTTTGTTTTTCTTGAAAGAGAAAATCAATACAGAGGTAAGCTTTTTAGAATAACAAAAGTAATACCTGATGATGTACATAGCAGAATGATTACCTTAAAGTGTATGGAAGAAGAAGAGAGAGGTACTGGTTATCCCGAATAGAATGATGGTATTTAGAGTCATAGGTATAAAAGAAGCTATGCAAAAATTTAAAATAGCTTCAAGTGTAATTGAATCTGAATTAAATAAAGAATTATATAGACAAGTTAAAAAGTTAAGACAAGACATTTATAATTCCATGAAAAATACCCAAAAAGATTCAGGTAGATTTAAATATTTAGGAAAAGATGGTAGATATTACAAGCCGTCTAAACCTGGATTTCCACCTGCAATTGCAACTGGTAATTTAATCAAAAGTATGATCAGTCGTTTTGATCTTCCAAATAAACAGGCGACTGTAACTTTTAATGATAGTGGATTTTATATTAATTATCTTGAAGAAGGTACTAAAAATATGCTCGCAAGACCTTCTGTTTTTCCTGCAGCCGATAGGTTGACCGTAGCAGAGGATGTAGCGAGGATGATTAAAAGGATAATTGATGCGAATTGGTGAAATAGTTCTAAAGTTAAGAGATGATAAACAAAAAATTTCTTATGTTTCAGATGGCAATATAATCCCATATTTTGGAGATTTAATTGCTGGTGCAGCTGAACTTGATATGGCTGTTAAAAACACACTAAGAGCTGATATGGCCTTTGTAATTCCATTATTTGCAGATGCAGATCCAAATACAAGTGATAATGTTGTAATTCAAAGAGTATATGAAAGATTTGGTATTGTAGTTGCATTAGGAAATGATGAATCACAAAAACAGAAAACTGGAATTGTGGCTTTTGATAAACTGCACGATATACGAAATGGATTGTTTAGATCGATGATAGGATGGGAAACTGAAAATAGCGAGAGCTTGGTTTATTTTCGTGGTGAAAGAATGATAAGTGTTAATAATGCTTATATGTTTTATCAGTTCGAATTTGAGTATTACTCAAGATTAAGACCTGAATACGTAACAGATATAGATCCTTTAACAAAACAGAAAACAACTGATCTTATATATGCATTAGCACCAAGACCTCATGATTACGATCAAAAGGCTTATAATTGGGATATTATATATGCTAATATTATCCTGACACCTAGCTCAAGAATTCCTTATACTGGTGATTTACCAGTTGATGATGGATTCCCAACTGTTAGGTTGCCTGATAATACAGCAGTTTATATAGATATGAAAGACCATCCAGAACAAGGACAGTTCGCAAGAGGATTCCAATCTGGATTTGAGAAATATACAGGAGATTAATATGAAAGGTTATAAATATGTAAAACCTGTTGAGGGATTGCTTGTTAGAGATCCTTTACAACTTACTCCATTACCTACTAAAGGAATGTGGGTGGCCTGGGTAGGACGGGCTGGAAAATATTGGAGACGTAGATTAAATGATAAAAGCATTGTTATTTGCGATCCACCTAAAATAGAAATTAAAAAAGAAATTAAAAATAAAAAGGAAGGTAAATAATGGCTATTAGTTTTAACAATATACCTGATACCGTAAGAACTCCATCAATATATACAGAGGTTGATAACTCAAGAGCTTTAAAAGGGCTAGTAGCTAATCCCCATAAAGTGCTTATGATAGGCAATAGTAATGCATATGATGGATATAATGCAACTGCTGAAACATTGACTTTATACAATATAACATCTG